AAGACCAATTGTATGTCCTTGCAAACCAACATAGAGGGATTGTAAAGAGTTTTGGTAAAGTTGATTACATTGTATTGGATTCACCCATAATTCTTTCTCTCGTGTATCGTAGTGTGTATCAAGGAACCTCATATCCAGCCACTTTATATAATTCAGAACACTTTGATAAGTTAGTCTTAGATATCCATAATCAGTACGATTCAATTAACATTTTATTGGAACGCAGTGATGATGGAGTTCATAATGATAAAGAACGATATCAAAGTTTAGAAGAATCTAAAAATTTAGATAGAGAAATTGAGAATACTTTAATAAAACACAATATTCCTTACCACAAAGTTAAAGTTGGTAAAGGTGTAGTTAAAAAAATAATAAAATTGATATGATACATTTTTTTGGAGATTCATTTACATATGGACAAGGTTGTAATGTTGGTGAGGAATACTATGAAAGAACATATGATAATACTCAGAAAACTTGGGTAGAGTTACTTAGTGAGTATATTGGTGATAAATTTAAAAACTACGCTAGGCCAGGGATATCTAATCAACAAATTATAGATATTATAATACAAAAATTGAAATCTATAAAAGAAGGTGATGTGGTTGTAATATCGAGAACACATGATAGTAGATTTATTATACCAAGTGTGGATATACCAAATATAAATCAACATCATAATGTAACTATTGGTATGTTTGAGGAAAAAATAACTCAATATGGAGAAATGAATCAAGATTACTATAATGGTGTTAAATCATACATTGAAAATGTTTTTGTACCAAATTTAGATGCAGTTACTTTTAGATATGATTCTATATTTAAACATTTAAAGTATTATTTTGAATCAAGAGATATACGAGTTATAGAATGGAATGTTGATGACCATATACTTACTGAGGATGGGAGGGCAAAATACCCTATTATATCAGATGAGTGTAGTGATATTAATGATTCACATTGGTCTTGGAAAGGTCATGTAGAATTTTTTGAATTTGTAAAATTTAATTTATTATGAGTGAATTTTTAGAAAAAAATATCATAGAAGAAATAGAATGGTATGAATCTAGTCAAATTATTTCTGTAAATCAACATGATATGGGTGAAAATAATAGAATTATAAAATCTTTATTGGAAACCGATACTTTGGGGAAATATACACTAAAATTTTATCAAGAAGCTATAACTGATATTCACTTTTATGAATTCATAGTTTATTCAATCGATAGATTACGTAAAAAAGGACATGAGGTATTTTTATCTACTGCAAGTATCATCCCATCTCCCATTACCTTTAATTCATTGACTAACTTATATATCAATTGGCGTAATCTTTATCAAAGAGTAAATGTAAGTTGGGATTTGAGAAAATCTGAATTAGCATGGCCAGATGAGATATATACTAAAGATAAAATTATACAAAGTAATAGAGTCAATAGAACTTTAATATCAGTTAGAAAAGAAAAACCAGATAGAAATTTATTATTTGATAGGATATCTAATTTGGATTTAGATATAAATCGATATGTAAAATATCGAACAGATGCTAACGAAGAAACTATTGATGATATAAAACGAGCAAATTTATTTCCTTTATGGAGAGATGTTGTTAATGAATATGAGCAATCGTATTTTTCTTTTGTAGTTGAAACAGACCATACTCATGATGGATTCTTTACATGTCAGATGACAGAAAAAACCATGTTACCTTTATTTACAGGTTCTATTCCTATAATATTCGCTCAACCAAACTTTATAAAACATTTTACAGATATGGGGTTTTGGGTAGCTAATGATGATTTTGGATATGGATTGGGTGATGTGTATCCTGGATATTCCAAGTATAAATTAGATTCTTATGTTAAATGTGTTGAGAATGTATCTAAATTATCAATCGATGAGTGTAAAAAATACTGGTTAGATAATAGAGAAAAAATAGAAAATAATTATAAACTAATATATTCTATTCTAAATTATGGAAAATAATTTGGAAAATCGAAAATAATTTCGTATCTTTGTTAAACAAAAGATAAGAGATATGTTATACGACCCAAACAACCCACTTACTGATGAACAATTAGAACAACTTGGTAAAGAAGATTTTGATTCTTTTTTAGAATACTTAGATGGGCAATCTGCAGAACTATTGAAGAAAGCAAGGCCATTAAATAGTTATGAATTAAAGAGAATGGCATCAATAACTGCAGCCGAACAAAATAAACAATTATCAGAGGACGAGTTTCAAAAAATAAAGAAACTTGGTAAAGAAAACGAATCACAAATATTAAACAAAAATAAAAATGGCAGAAATTAAACCACAACAACCTAAAATCGATTTATCCAAAGCAACTGAAATGACTTGTCAAGAATGTGGAGGAACTGTATTTATACCAGGAACCAAATTCTTAAAGATTTCCAAGTTGGTAACTGGAACACCTCAAGATGCAATCATACCAGTAGAACTCTATTTGTGTGGAGATTGTGGAGAGATTAATCAAGAATTACTACCAAAAGAATTACAGAAAAAATCATAATGGCTAAAACATTATTTGACCATATAAAAGCAATTACATCTGAGCAAAACCCAAAGTATTGGGATACCTTAGAAGATGCTGATAAAAAGACCTGGTCTAATTTTATGGTACATAGATTTCTTTCTATGAACCCAGATTGGATTGAATTGTTATCAGAAATACAGCCCTATACACAAACTTTAGAACCAAAACAATTGTATCTTGCTATGATTGGTCTTTTACCAAAGGGAAGATACTTTTTAAAGTATGTTAAAGGTAAGGGTGTTGATAAATATGAGAAATGGTTGATTGAATTAATCATACAAGATTTTCAATGTTCTTCACGAGAGGCAGAAGAATATTGTGAGATACTTTACTCCACTAAAGAAGGTAGAGAGAATATTAAGTATATGTGTGAGAAATATGGTGTAGATAAAAAACAAATCACCAAGTTAAAATTGAAAGTTTAATAGAAAAAGTTTGGATATTCCAAACTTTTTTCGTATCTTTACATAGTAAACGATAAAACACAAGTTATATGGCAAGAGTAAGTTACTCGCAGTTTGGAATGTATTCAAGTTGCCAACAACAATTCAAATTAAATTATATTGATAAGTTAGGTGTATTCAACGCGAATATTCACCTTATTTTTGGTAGTGCAATGCACGAAGTAATCCAACACTTTTTGGATGTAATGTATAATGTTACCAAGAAACAAGCCCTCCAACTCAATCTCGAACAAATGTTATTCGATAAACTCGTAGAACATTTCAAGAAAGAACAAGAAAAGATGGATGAGGGTGCACCATGTACTCAAGCCGAACTTGGTGAGTTTTACGAAGATGGTAAATTGATATTACAATACTTCAGAAATAAATTAGATAAATTATACTCTAAGACTGGTTATAGGTTAGTAGCAATCGAACAAGTTTTAAACGCTGAAATTAAACCAGGTGTTCACTTCATCGGTTTCATTGATGTTTTATTGGAAGATTTATCTACTAACGAATATATTATCATTGATTTAAAAACTTCTACGAGAGGATGGAGTAAGTATCAAAAGGCTGATAAAGTTAAGTTATCTCAAATGTTATTGTATAAGAAATTCTATTCAGATAAATACGATATACCATTAGATAAAATTAAAGTAGAATATCAAATCCTTAAAAGAAAGATATTTGAAGGAGCTGATTTTCCAATTCCACGTATCTCCAAGTTTGTACCTGCAAATGGTAAACCATCTGTAAACAAAGCATGGGGTGAGTTTAAATCATTTGTAGATTCAGTTTATGGTGATAATGGTGAAGTAATTCAAACCGAGTTTCCAACTAACAAAGGTAAAGCATGTGATTGGTGTGAATTCAAACAACGAAAACTTTGTTCTATTTGGAAATAATTCTTCCGTTTTTCCTATTTATATATATTTATATCTGTATATAAACAAAAACCCAATAGGAGAGTTATGACAAATAAAGCAGAAACTAAATTAACTACGGTAAAAATCATCAAAGATGTTTACTCGAAGTTTAAAAGAATTTCGTTTGATTCTAATATCACACTGCAAAAATTAGTAAATCGTTCGGTAGACAAATATATCGAAGATGAAGATTTTAGAAACGAAATAAACAACTACACAGAATTAGAACCAAGTGGTTCACAATTTTAAATTTAATTAAATGGCAGAAGAAAGAAAGAAAAAGAAAATTCTTTTATTATCCGATGATTTACGTATGTCATCAGGAATCGCAACAGTATCCAAAGATTTAGTTTTTGGTACTTTTGAACATTATGATTGGGTACAATTAGGTGCAGCAGTAGACCACCCAGAAAAAGGTAAAGAAATAGATTTAGGTGATGATGCTAAAAAGATTAGTGGAGTAGAAGATGCTTCTCTTAAAATCATTCCTTGGAGTGGTTATGGTGATGCAAACATCTTACGTGAACTGATTATGAGACATCAACCTGATGCAATCTTACACTTTACTGACCCAAGATATTGGAGATGGTTATACGAAATGGAGGCCGAGTTAAGACAAAATATTCCAATTTTATTCTACCACATTTGGGATGATTTACCAGACCCAAAATATAATAGAGATTACTACGAATCATGTGATTGGTTAGGGTGTATCTCAAGACAAACTTATGGTATCGTAAATCGTGTGGGTAAGATTGATTCAGAAACAATCAAACCATTAGAAGATTGGCAAGTATCATATGTACCACATGGTATTAATCCAGATTTATACAAACCAACGGATATACCAGACGATTTCAGACAAAAAGTTCTTGGTGGTAAAGATTATAAATTCGTTTTATTTTGGATGAACCGAAATATCAAACGTAAACAACCATCAGATGTTATTTGGGCATTCTCTAAATTCGTAGATGGGTTACCTGAAGAAGATAAAGATAAAGTTTGTTTGGTAATGCACACCGCACCAATAGACCAAAATGGTACTGATTTGATTAAGGTTGCCGAAACACTTGCACCTACATGTGATATTAAATTTTCAACTGATAGAGTAACACAAGAACAACTAAACTATCTATACAACTTATCTGATGTTACAATCAACATTGCAGGTAATGAAGGATTTGGTTTAGTAACTGCAGAATCAGTTATGGCAGGTACTCCATCAATTGTAAATGTTACAGGTGGATTACAAGACCAATGTGGATTCAAAGTAGATGGTAAGTATCTAACTGCTGAAGATTACATTGAAATTGGTTCTCTACATGATTGGAGAAAGTGGGAAGATAAAGTAACACATGGTTCATGGGTTAAACCAGTCTGGTCACGTGTTCAAACTATGGTTGGTTCAGTTCCTACTCCTTATATCATTGATGATAAAGTGGATATCTACGAAGTGGCTGATGCAATCAGATATTGGTACGATAAAACACCACAAGAAAGAAAAGAAGCTGGTTTAGAAGGTAGAAAAGAATTCATGGGGGAAATGGGATTAAATCGTGGAAACATGTGTGATACACTTGTTGAAGGAATTGAAACCACCTTTAAGAATTGGAAACCTAAAAAGAAATTCAACGTTTATAAACTGAGATAATGGGTAAACCAATTTTTATTATCAGAGTACCTGGTTATTGGACATCCAATCAAGTAAATGAATCTCGTAAGGCGATTCATGGTATGAAAGA